GAGCAGTACCGAATAAACCAGCAAGTTGTGAGAACAAACGAGCGTTGTTCAACTTGTTGATTGCATCAGCTAACTGATTACGGATAGCCAACATTGGATCTTCGCCAGCAGCCAAGATTGCAATGTCGTCAACAGCGTATGCGAAACCTCTGTGAACGATAGAAGCAATTTGTGTTGCTGTACCGATCTTCTGTGGTGTTAAGTAACCAGCAGTTGAAGTTCCCCAGTTAGCCGCCCCAGTCATCACCTCTTCAGTTGGTGCAACAGGATTGAACTCAGGAACTTGGATGCGTGTACCGCCTTCTTTAGCATCTAGGAAACTGTTTCTTACAACAGCTCCACTTTTAACAAATTGGCTACGCTCTTTAATTGCCTCTTGGACATAGCGAGCCAAATTATTTCTTTTTACGATGTCTGCTAAGAGAACACCGCCAGAGTAATTCTGAAAAGGAGCAGCCATGTGGCCTCTTTAAAATTTACGGTTTACTTTGCCTAAGTCACGGACTTAGAAATAACATCATCAAATCACGGATTTTTAGATGTTACTGAGATGCCTCTTTTTGCAGCACGGCTGCTAAATCAGGGTCTTGATTGGATAATAACATTTGTTGCGTAAGATTGCCCGTTTTCCAAGGGTTATCTTGCCCAGGAGCAACATTAGATGTAGGGCTTGGTTTTGTACCCATACCAGCAGAACTGCTTGCTTTAAAATGATGTTCCCATCCACTTCCAGGGTTCTTTAAATTGTTAACGTAAGTACCTAAATCTTGTTCAACTCCACCATTCAAAATAACAGTTTTACCATCACTGCTTTTCTGTAATTTATCTTGCAACAAAGCTAAAGTTTGACCAGCGTTAATCGCTCCAGCATTACTTAAAGCAGATAAAGCTGTCGTACGTGTCGCAGCATTTTCCGTAGAACGTTTTAGCTCTGCTATCTCAGTTTTTAAAGTACCAATTTCTTGATCTTTTTCTTGTGCTGTTTTATTAGCATCTTCCCAAAGGGGTTTATACATCCCTTGGTCTTCTAATGCTTTTTTACGATCATCGTAATACTCACCTATTTTACTTTTTGCGTTCTGGAACGCTTTTTCTTTTTCAGCAAGCTGTCCTTTTAAAGCTTCAAATTCGGCTAAAGGAACAGTAGGAACTTCAGGTGTAGCAGGAGCTTTGGGAGTTTCAGAAGCAGTCACGGACTGTTCTTCAGAAGTCACGGACTCCTGCTGAATTACTCTTTCTTCCATGTTTATTCAGTAGTAGTTTTAGGTGCAGTTTTTGGAGCTGCTTTTGCTTTTGGAGCTGGAGCTTCTTTTGGTGGACAAGCAGGAGGATTTAATTCCTCAAACCTCATTTTTTCAACGGGCATAGATTTTAATGCACTTAATTATTATTCTAGTCTATTAATTGTTTTAAGTTTCATTAGCGGTAGGCAACACTTCTCCTTGTACCAAAATATCTCTAAATTCTTCTCTATCAATAACTTGCTGATCAAATAGTGAGGTCAAAGCTGTTATGTCTTGCCCTATTAGCCTATCAATATCAAAGTCACGACTAATTTTAATTTCGGGTGATTCTAAACCTAAATAATCAGCCGATAAATTAAATGCTTTTTGCATTTTTTGTTCTAAATCTAATGACACCATCGACAACATAGAGTTTGTATCTACTCGATCTAAACGTCTTGCGTCTGCTGATTCTGCTACAAACTTTTGTTGAGATAACGTACTGATACCAAGCGTTGCCATCTGTGATTGTAATTCTTGTATTTCTGCTGCTTGAGCCTCAAATGCACTAGCGGCTGGTTCTACATAGTAAACTTTATTTCCTGGTTGAGTTGCCATCGCATAATTAACGCTAATAGCCATATCCTTCGTTTGATCATCCCATCCCTCCATAACCAATAAAGGTTGTGAAGCAACGTGCAAACTATGAATTAAATCAGCTTGACGTTGGAAATGTGCAAGATTTAAATACGCAATATCTAATAACGGTGGTTTACTTGTCATCGTGTCTGTCTTCCCTGCATAAACAGTCACTAAAGGCACTTCACCTAATGAAAATTCACCTGATTCAACTAAATCGTAGTCTTTTTCATCAGCAGGAGAATCAAAATTGCCAGCAAATGCATCATCTTCGGTGTACATATCTTTTGTAGTTTCCTTCCTTCTATAAATCTTGTATTGCCCTGGTTCAATTACACGAATCTGATCATAAACTTTTTCACCAAATTCTCCATCAGGTACAACTGCTTTTTCTGCAATTCTTACTTGTATTAGTTTTCCATAATTAACTTCTCTATCTAATCTCCAACCATAAATATTTGTAGGGTCTATCTCGATCCAATAAGGTCTACGATTCTGTTGCCTTTCTTCAGCAAGACTTATAGCTCCTGTTGGTGCAGGAAAATCAACAAGAGTATTGCTATGTCCATAAGTTAAAGCACAAATTAAACTTCTTCTAGCATACTCATCTAAGTCCGATCCACATCCATCAACATCTTTTACAAATACATCTGTCCAATATGGATCGCCAATAACTGTTATTGGTTTACGAAGAATTAATCCTGTTGCAGCTCTAATTAATCTTTGCGTATAAGGAGAAAATACAGCACGGTTAACTCTTGATAAATATGCGTCATAATCTTCTCTTGGTTCTAACGGTAAAAATGCTTGCGAATTATCCCTTAAATATTCAGTTCCTAAACTAACTGCTTTCATTATTTCCCACGATTTTGTCATATCTAAAACAGCTCGTGTCTTAGAAAATGGATTATCGCCTCCACCCAAATAGGTCTGACTAACAATATTTGTACGCAATGCCCCTGGCATAGAGTATGTCATCTAACTTTTAACCAATACAACATTGTTTATATTCTAAGCTCTATTCTTCTGGTTTTATTACCATTTTGTTTTATTTGCCCAATATGCAGCACTCATCTTCCCTTTTGCGATATTTGCAGCGTGTCTAGCTTTAAATGATTTCCTCCTAGCCTTATCTTTTTCACTTTGTGGGTTTTTTCCTGCTCCACTAACTCCTTGTTGCCCAAAACGTATCAATTTAATCTTATCTCCTTCCTTTGCTAAGACTGCATGAGACTTAGTTGCATGACCAGGTGTTCTTTTGGGTTTGTTATACCCACTAAACTTTTCTTTACCTCTTGTAACTGTCATTTTTTCTTCTTTTTAGCTGTTTTTGCTGCTTTTTTAAAATCTGAGGCACTTGGAGCACCTTTATCTCCAGCTTTTCTCATCTTTTCTCCACTACCAGCCGCAATACGTTTCTTTTTTGCAGCAATATTGGCATATAAACCTTTTTTCTTTGGTCTTCCTTTTTTACTTCCGTAGCTCCCTTTACCTTGAGGCATGGTTTTAGTAAATTCTGTACCCAGTTTGACCTAAAGTTTCAGGTTTTGCCAAGTTGAACTGTTGTAAACATAAATACCCGAAAGCATCAAAAGCATGATCAACACCAAGATTTTTATTCGGTAAACCTGTATTTGGTGCATAAGTCAGCGTCCTCAATGACTTTATTAATTCCTTACATCGTGGGTGAATATAAGTTCTTCTGATGCTATTTGCATCAAATAAAGCAGTATTAACAGCCGTAATCTTATCTCTAATCTTCCAAGGTGCTCTAGGGCTTGAAACATTAAATCCACTTCGCCGCAAAATACTGTGGTCAGTCGCTCCAACACCAGAAGTCTTTCGTGCTCCCCCTGTTGGGTCGGGGCAAGCTATTACTCGCCTATCAATTCCATACCTTCTTGTAACTTCTTCGGCAAAATCCCATGTGGTCGCCCCTCCTGTCATTATGATCTCGTCAAATACATATAAAGTATCGTCTTTCTTTACTGCACATATACCTGACATTGGATCTACGTTAAAGTCAACTCCTAGCAACAACGGAGCGATACTAATGTCTTTCGCTTCAGTAGAAATATTGTCATCACCAAAACTTACTGCCACTAATCCACTTAAATTTTCAAAACTTGCTTCAAATTCTTGCCTAAATGTTCGCCCGTCTAATTGTGCTCTAGCTGCTTCAATTTCTTCTGCTGGTACATTACCCCCCTCAATTGTCGTATAACACCATCTCATCCAATCCCCCGTTTCATCTTCTTCGCAATAACACCACAAATCATAAAACCAACTAGCTGTACCATCAGGTGTACTAATAAATAATGTCCACCCCTGTTTATCTGCTAACGCTGGACGTATTACCTCGAACCAAACACCAGCATCCATAAATGCTGCTTCGTCTAAAACTACTCCAGCCAGACTTCGACCTCTTAATGCCATCGCATTTTCTGTTCCTTTTAATTCAATTACTGAATCATTAATTAACTCAATCTTCAGGTCTGATTCGTTTTTAGATTTGACCCATATCTGTGGCACTAGCTTCTTTAAAGTCTTCCATGCAATATCTTTTGCCATCCGATAAGTCGGAGCACAATAGAAATATGTTTCACCTGGCCGTTCAATAGCAGCTCTTAATAATTCAACACAACTTAAATAACTTTTGCCAAATCTTCGCCCTGCTACTAACACCCTAAACCTTTTTCGACTGCTAAATACTTGCCCCTGCGTCCATCTTAAATCTAAATTTTGCTTGTTTTTTACTGCCATACTCTAATACTAATACTTTTCTTTTGTACCATAACCCCCCTTGACTCGACTATTTCTCTGTTTAAAAGCTATTATCTTTATATCAATAGTTATTCCGTGATTAACTGTGACCGATTCGGCAGCTAAATTCGACCCTGAATACTTCAAAGGTTATATCGTCCCAGATGAAAACAAAATAGGCAAAACTGGTAAAAGGAGTGCGATTCTGAAGGATCAAAGGATTCAAAGACTTTATAAAAGACAGCTAGAGGGTCTTCCTGTTAGGCAGTTGGTTTTAGATCATGCGTCGAAAGAGCACATTGCTGAAAATACAGCATGGCAAGATTGGAAGGCTGTTAGAGAATGGAGTAACAAGGATTGGGAATTTGATAAAGAAGACCTCATCCCCCGTCTTCAACATTTAAGAATTAATCTCTTCTATCGGGCAGTTAAAAAAGGTCAACTTCAAACTGCTGCTCAAATATTGGACTCATTAGGCAAGGTTGTTGGCGAATCAGTCGAAACTATTCACCTCAATGCACCTGAACTAAACATAAGAATTGAAGATAAGAAATAATATTCTATTGATGTAAAGAATAGTTCTTTTTTCAGATAATATTGTAGGTTCAGAGGGCCTTGTTTGAGGCGTAGCGATTCGCAACGTCTACCCCCTACTCGACGTCGTGATAACAATAGTCTACTACTCTATAAATATAGACGTAAGTATTAAATACGTCTACTAAGTAGTCATCGTTAGAAAAATATTTTATAAAAAATATTAATTAAATATATTTGTGTTTACTAATTGTTTTTATTACACTAATAACCTATAATTAATAATATATATATATTAGTTTGAGCAGCATTTTTTGATTTTTAATTCTCAACTGCTTAGCAGCACTAACCAAAAATTAAAATCATTACTTTCTGCCTCACTATTGTATATACACTTAAAAACTATCTTCCTAGCTATTGCTAGCGACTCTCACAAATGCCAGAAAGTTTAACTATTCCTATTCGGTGGGGAGATTTAACACCAGCGCAACAGATTCAATTCGTTAATACCATCAACTGTGTTGCAAGGTGGTCTATGTCTTATGAGATAGAAGAGCAAAAGGACAGAAGAGAATCTATTAAGAAAGAGATTAGAGTCTTATCTAATTTATTAGAAGAAAGACCAGTAAAACAAATTTACACTAATTGAACCAATGGTAAATCTATATAAATTTCCTTTATCTGTTCTACTGGAAACAATGCCAGAAAAAAGAAAGCAGATTCTAGACACTATTCAGAAAGACCACCTTACAAAACTTTTAAAAAGATGACCACACTTAAAGAAAATTCAACTAAAAATTTAGTTTGGTTTCATGCTTTATCTCTTAAAGATAAAGAGGCTTTAGTTAATGAGATAAAGCCAATACATTATGCAAGTGTCTATCATGACGAGCTTGTGAGAATACAAAAAACAATTAAAAACTAGAGAGATTCAAAACAATGCCAACAACAACAAGCGCACCAAAAACAAAGGAAACATCTATCAAGATTAGTGCAGAAGAAATTCTCACTAATCAGTTAATAGAATTTTTTGAAAAGGGTAACACCTTTAAAAAAGATTGGAACACTACAACGAAAGGTAAATTAATCAATGCCCAAACATCGGCAGAATATAACGGGTCCAATGTTGTTTTACTTATGATGCATCAAATATTAGGTGGTTATCCACATAGTATTTATTGCGGATTTGGTCAGGGTAAAGCTTTAAAACTTAAGTTAAAAAAGGGTAGTAAATCGGCAAGAATCTTAATGCCGATTTTGCATAGTGAGGATAAATTAGACCCTGAGACAAAAAAGCCAATTTTAGATGCTTTAGGCGATCCAGTAAAAACAAATTGGATGACATATAAAACCGCTTGTGTTTTCAATATCGATCAATTCGAGGATTCAGAACAAAAACAAAAAATTCTAGATAAGTTTGTATCTCCACCAGAGGCACAAGCTCAAAGCTTTAAGGATCACAAGCCGACAGAAAAACTCATTAATTCTTATATAAAAAGAGAATCGATTGATGTTTTTTTTGGTGGTAATTCTGCTTTTTATACTCCTAATGCTGATACTGTCACGATGCCAGAAAAGGAACAATTCACAAGTCAATGTGGATTTTACGGGACTTACCTACATGAGCTAATCCACTCGACTGGCTCAGCTAATCCAATGAGGTTAAACCGTAAAACTTTAACCGATCCAAATACTAATAGAAAGTCATACGCTACTGAGGAGTTAATCACAGAATTAGCCGCAGTAAATCTTACTCATGAGCTAAAAATAAGCACTATAGATAAAATTCAAAACTCAGCAGCATATTTAGAAAGTTGGATTAAGACACTTAAAGCAGACAAAAAAATATTATTTAAGTTATTAACACAATCAAATAAAGCAATTAAATATTTAAAAGGAGATATCAAAAAATGAAAAATAAATCTTTAATATCAGGTAAAAGGGGAAGTAATAAACTTCCCTTAAATATCATTATTTTTTCAAATACTCCCGCAGGTCATACATGCGGGATAGGTGCAAAAAATTGTAAAACTTGTTGTATTCAAAAGGACGGCAAGAGACAATTAAAAACTTTTAAAGATACTGAGTTTTTATGTTATGCCTCATTGAGTGAGCTCCGCTATCCCGCAGTAGCTGCTAGTAGGTGGGCAAATTATCGATTGATAATGAAAGCAATTAAAGAAAATAAATTAGAACAATTAATTATAGATAGTATAAAAGGTTTACGCTCCAGAAAGTCAGAATACGTCAGGTATCACGAAAGCGGGGATATAATCAATAAAAACCACTTAATAGGAATAAATAACGCAGCAGAATATCTCTATAAAGAATATAAATTAATCTCATATTTATACACCAAGTCGCTCCCATTATTTGACGGGTTTAAGGTTAGTAAAGGTTTAAGGGTAACGTGTTCACTTGGTGGAATACACGACCAAGAATATTCAAATTTATTTGAAAAAAAATGTAGGGTTATATATTTACCTGACGAGTCAAAAGGTCAACCGATTGACCATAACGATTATCATGCTTATTCAGACTTTAAAGGTACGTTCTGCCATTTAGTACACGGTGGAATACAAACACCAAAAGCAAGAGCAGCGATCCAGCAAAGAAAAAAAGCAGGTTTATTTGTTGGATATTCTAAAAAAACAAAACAACTACAGGAGGTTTTAAAGTGAGTAACCCTTACAGTACAGCAGCATTAGAGGATGCTTTTGAAAATAGACCAACTGAATATTATTATTATATTCAAGCTTATAAAGGCAAGTTAACTAAAGATTGGAATAATGATGTATACAATGACTATGTATTTAATTTAGATGATGTACTTGAATTAATAACATTACATCATAGAGATAATTTAAAAATATTAGTGAGTAGACACTATGAAATATAGAATTATTTTTCATCTTGAAATAGATGCAAAAAACTTATTAAATGATCTTGAAATTGATTACACTATTAAAGATATTTTAAAAGATAGTGAACAATATCAATTTCAAGATAGGTATTGTGTAGTAATAAAATACTGCAAAAATTTATCATTAAATTTATCTGATGAGAATCTATGCAGTAAATTATTAGGAAATGAGTTTAATGAATATTTAGTATATACAAATAGAGTATTTTAAACTCTATTTGTATGATGATTTAATTCAGTTTTCATAACAACTATTTTACCCATAAGTGTCTGATACTTAAGCATTTTAGATGTATCAGGTTTTAATTTAGCCATTTCAAAACCTAGTTGAGTACCAATGATATTATTTATATCATCTAGTTCGTGAATGTCTAATTGTTGCATACCTTCAGTTGAATGATTGTCAGGAAAGAAAGAGTCCCAATTGTTACTTAATGAATCGAGTAATCCATTTTTAATGGCAGACATAAGCTTGTTAATTATTGAATACTATATTATATTAGAGTATCAATAACAATAAAGCAACTAGATGTCTGGGCGATCCACTAACACTGAGCATAATAGAAGGATTAAAGAGATTAAATATTTAATCGATACAGGTTGCAGCAAACAAGTCGCTGAGTTGATCATGTCTGCTAGATATAAAGTTAGTCGAGAAGCATCTAGAAACTATCGTATTAAGGCAGAAGCTATTGAAAGCGAACCAATAACAGAAGAACAGATAAATTATTCAAGTTCAATTAATCGGCTTTCAATTGCTATTGATAACACTCTGCACGATTATTCAGTAGCTGACGATCCAGAAACAAAGGATATTTATGGCAGAAACTTAGATAGGCTTGTAAAAAGCTTGGAACGATTAAGTAACTTAGCTGGTACGTTCATAATAGAATCCAAGTATTAACGCTGTTTTTGCCAAGTATTTTGTATATGTTTATTTTTATTGTTGACAATAGACTAATTTTATTACTATATTAGAGAAGTAATTAAGTGATACGTGGTTCCATAGCCCCGATTAAGTTTGGGGATTCAGGTGTAAGCGATTCCCTATGGGTAAATTTGGGCATATAGGTGAAACCTTGCAGATGCCCCACTTCCTTAATTACACCCTTTTCTTTTTTTCTCATGGAAGACATTACTAAAGAAAAATCTTATCCGTTTTTATCAAGTCATTACACCAATGTATTGGCACTATCAAAACTCTTTTGCATTATCGGCGAATATCCAGCGATCCAAAAACAAATACAGGAGATCTGGCCATCTATTAAAACTTGCAGCCACATCACTAATGACATGACATTAGATGAATGCCTAAAAGCTTTTGATTTAAATATTGAAGAGGCTGAGACAATGCAAGATGAATGGGAAAATTAACATGACTAGCTACTGTCTCAAATGCCAATCACAAAATATGTCCTATGGCGAACCACTAGTGAAAGAACAAGCACTTTCTATAGAGCTTCCTATGACATGTAATAAATGCAGACATAAATGGATAGACATCTATACCTATAACTCTTCTCAACTTCTTTCTGATACTGATTATGAATGACCAAATTATGAATGGCTCTGGCCAAGGCTTACGCAGATTCAAAATTGAAAATGGTGTGAGAGTTTGGCTCGACAAACCATTAAATGATGAATGGAAAATTCCGAAAAAAGAAGACCTAAACGCTCCAATCAAAAACATTCTTAACCTTACGGGACAACTTCAGCCACTAGACCAGCTCTATACCATCAAAGAATGTTTAAAAGCTTTACTTGATAAAGAAAAAAAAGTTCACATCATGAATGAAACTTTTTGTACTGGTCAAACTGATGATTTGAATGAAGCTTACGATTTAATGACTGCTATCTATGATTACGATCCAACTCCACAACATCTTTGGGATAACTCTGGTGGTGAACCTCCTGTCACTTTGAATGAAATGTATAACCAAGCTTATAAGGAAAAATATGGACTATGAATGAAGTAGCTCACCAAAAATTAATTAGAGACAAAATGCAAAAAGAGGATGCTTGGAACCTCTTTGGTGAATGGTGGAAAGACGTTGATACTGATATTAAAAAAGCTGTCGTCAAACCTATTAACTTTATTACTGCTTCAAACTTAATTAAAAAATATGAATGGCTTGGTTGTATGCCAGCTATGGTCAAATACTGCTATGGAATTTATTTTGATGGAAATTTAGGTGGTGCTGTCGTTTACAGCACTGAATATATTGAAAACTTAGGGCATTGGGATAAATATGATTATACAAATAAAATTATCCTTCTTTCCAGAGGTGCTTGTGTTCATTGGGCGCATCCTCATAGTGCTAGTAAATTAATTACTTCCTCTATGAAATTGCTTCCGAGCCAATACAAAATAGTTACAGCTACTGTTGATGAACACGCTGGAGAAATAGGTACTATCTATCAAGCTTGTAACTTTACTTATATAGGCTCGATGCGTGATAACAATCCAAAAGTTAATAGTAGAAAAAATGACAGGTTTGGAGTCAAAGTCAAAGGCAAACTATATGGTGCTAGATCTATTAGACAAAAAATAGGTACGCAAAAAAAAGAAGAGATCTTAAAATATTTTCCTGATGCTGAATTTGTTCCTCAAGCTAGTAAAAAAAGATATTTTTATTTCTTAGGTACAAAAACAGAACGTAAATATCATAAAAAACAAATTGAAAATCAAATTAAACCCTATCCAAAAAGAAATTTAAAATGAATGGCAAAATTCTTCTTTAAATTGTTCCAACCTTTCTTCAAATAACAAACGACCCCCTGCTAATTCCAAGGTATTCATTTCAACCTCCTGTAATCCATTTTTTCTTGCAATAACTATTAAAGCACTTCCTACTTTTATACCTGTCATACGCTCTAATCCCCATGCATAAGCACTTAATTGAAGCCTGTAATCATCTAACCATGCGTCAGGTTTAGGTTTTAATGATCCACTAGTCTTAAAATCTAATATACATAAATTTCCATTCCTCTTATAGTCAATCAATGCGTCAGAACAACCAGCATATCCAACATCATTATGAATGGAAAATTCTGAGGCATGAATGGCCGCTACATTTTCCTCTATCCAACTGGCCAGATTTGTCGCATACTTTCTAGCTGTCCAATGGACAGTTTTTTCTCTTTTAAGGATCTTTTTGATTGCCCATTTCGTTGTCGCCTCTGGCCCTCTATATAATCCATCTTCATATTGTATCCAATTCCCTTTTTCGTTACAAACATGTTTGTTAATTTTGGCAGCAGATTTAAGTACATACTCACAATGCTCATGGCTGATTGTTCCTCGGTTTTGAGCAAGTTCTAGTTCATCAGCACTCCCAGGGCGGGATTTCCAATTTTCTAGTGATCTACGCTTGGCTTCGGGAACTGTATTACTTAATATCGTAGTGACTGAATAATATATATTCCCTTCTGTATCTTTATATGTCCGCATTGCTTGCGAATCATCACGCTCCAACGAACTTTCTCTTAATGAAGCCAGTAGGTCTTGGCGTTCTTCTACTACTGGTTTCATTAGATACTCTTTCCCATAATTAAAATACTATGAATGGCGTTTTTTGTCATCGGTATATTTTAGAACTCTTCTGGGATTCTATATCTCTTAGCTTTTTCCTTTAACCCATCAATCTGCTTTGCTATGCCATGAAGATAACCTAGATCTTCCATTTTTGTATTTATGCCTTCCAATGAAGAGCTATGGATTGATACACCTAGAGCAGCAGTTTGATTAAGGCTACAAGTAAGATCTTCAAGTGATTTAGCTATCCTGTCTAAATGAGAAAGCAAATGTTCTGTTTGTTCTGGAGTCATAGTTCTTTTTTCCAAAGGATAGATGCAGTTGGATATGTTGTTTTTACTTTGCTCAATGCTTCTTCTTTAGTAACGCCCCAAGCTCTTAAATTAAATCCTTGTCTCTTTGGTTCACAAACCCAAAACAAATGAAGCTTTGGTACTGGTTTTGGATTTGAAGCAATGGCACTTGTGTAATAAATCATTAATAAAAAGCAAAAAAAATGAGCCTATTAAGTTTCCTTAATAAGCTCGTTTGTTATTTATGAATCGCCTTCAGGATTGAATGGATCTCCTCCAAGAACTAACTGGTCTATATCAAAACCAGCTTTTTTTAGATCTTCCCATTCATCTGCAATCTTTGCATCCTTATCTTCATCCTCCTCTCTATCAATAATGTTGAATGTGTATTTTGTAAATCCATCAACAGCTTTATGAAGAGTGCAACTAAATTCAGAGTCCAAACCAATACCCTTACGATATTTTTTTAAACCTGTTTCTCTAATAATTTGTTTTGAAATACTAGGCTGACTAACTTCAAATATTTGAATGCAATTTTTATCTAAATTAAAAATAGGCCATACATAACAATGAACAGCAGGACTGTCAGTAACATTTTTCTTTAGACCTAGCTTGTCGTTGTCGTACTGACATTTTGAACGTCTATATGCACCACCCATTGCAGTTAAGATTTCTTCATTAGAAGGTGGCTGATCTGTAATAGCAAAACGAAATGGTAACGCCTTTCCATCAGAAACATTTTCTCCAAATGCTTGCCAATATTCAAGAGGATCTTCCTCTAAAAAAATAAATTCAATTTCTTCGTTATTTTCAATTTGATTAGGACGAAAATACCTGTCAGCAGAAGAACTTTTATCAGGTTCTTCAAGAGCTTTTTGATACTCTTTTTCTGCTACATTTGAAAATTTCATGGTTAGAAATCGCTGTTAGTAAATGAAAGTTAATTTGAAAGTTAAAGCGTAAATTAAGATTTACACAATATTATTGTAATCCCTTGACCAAGATTATGCAACCGTGCTTAAAATAAAAAAACGCTCTCAACTTCGTCTAAAGTTAAGAGCATTGGTTAACTATCCTATTTGGATCATACATGAATAACGATCACTTAACAAAGCCTTTGGTAGAGGGGCTAGTCTACGCTCCCATCTACAAAAAAGCTGCTTTAATGCAGTCAGGAAAACCTGCTACAGGAAAGAATCCTTTTGAAGAAAGTTATGACAGAGAATTTGGCCCTGCTGATGTAGCCATTGCATTAAAGAAAAATTCTGACTTGCAAGCAGTTGGACTTTTTACTGGTATTAGAGGGAAAGGAATCGTCATTCTTGACGTTGATAAAAACCTCAGAAAGCTTTTAAAAGTTTGGGGTAACACTCTTGAAAACGCTCCAAAAGTCACAAGCCCTAAAAAGAATGCGGCTAAATACATTTTTCGCATTCCTGAACACCTTTGGGGTGAGGTTAAAGGTCATGGATTAAGAGAAGAATATGGCGGTGAGTATGAAATCCTTTGGAACAATTCCAGACAAGGCGTAATCAATGGTGCTTACCCAGGCCATAGCCGTAGTAAGACACCAGAAGGTCATTATCTATTGAATGGTGACTTGAATGCGGTTCCAGAGGCTCCTGCATGGCTCATAGCAGAGATGAAGGCTCCTCCAAGAACGAACCAGAAGAGAAAAGATATCGATTTCTCTGATCGGACTCATGATGAAATTATTCAGATCATTGGTGATTGTTTAAGCGTTATTCCTCATAAGGGTGCAGGTAGTAGAGAGCAATGGGTTCAAATCGGTATGGCAATTAACTCTGCTTTACCTAACGACATGGGTTTAGCACTTTGGTCAGGTTGGTCTGCTCAAGATCCTGATTACGCTAATGAATGGAATGAATCTGATGATAGTCACAATCCTTGTGTAGAACCTTGGTACTCCTTCAAAGGAACTGGAGTTGGACTAGGAACTTTAATCTGGTTAGCAGACAGGGAGGATCCCAAGAGGACTCGATTTCCAGACGACATTGCCAAGATCGTTAAAGCGGCAGAAGAGAAACAGATCCAAGAGATCAGAACCACTGTTCTTGATTTCAATGAAGTGGTTAAACGAGCCAAAGCAATCCTCGATTTAGATAATCCAGCAGAAGTTAATTACAAACTGAATGCTTTATCTCTTCAAGCTGGTTATAGAGATCAAACAGCAATTGAAAAAATTATTGTTGATCAACTTGCTTACGAGAATCAAAAAGGTATTTTTTCTGCTGAAGATTTAATGAAAATGGACATCAAACGTGAATACTTGATTCCAGATTTACTTCCATCACCTTCTGTTGTTTTGATTTATGGAGCAGGTGGTGATGGTAAATCTATGTCTGCTTGGACTCTTGCAAAACATGTTTCTACAGGGGAGCCTTTTGTAGTTAGAGGTAGTCTCGTTCCAATCAATAAAGGGCCAGTTCTTATCTTGAATGGCGATCAGCCTTTAACTCAGCTAAGAGAACAGCTTGAAGAAGTTGACTATCCAATTAATAAAAATACAAAGATCCTTACTGATTGGCAGCTTCAACGCTATGCCCAGTTCGTTCAACTGATAAGAGATCACGAGCCAAAACTAGTCATCATCGACTCTTTAATTGGTTGCAGTGGTGGTAAAGCTTTTGATGAAAACAAGTCTGACTTTGCAACGCCTTTGTATTGGTTAACCAGAAACAATGGCAATCTCTTTCCTAAAACAACAATTCTGATTATTCATCACGCTAATAAGAACGGTGGTTTTAGAGGAACTTCTGCAATCAGAGATGCAGTTGATGAAACATGGGCTTTATCCAAACCTTCAGAAGAAGAAGCTTCAAGAGTTGGTAAATTTAGCCGCTTGATCACAATTGAAAAATCTCGTCAAGGTCGAATGGGTACTCAGCTTTTAATGCAGATGCAAGATGATCTGACATTTACAATTGCTGATCACACTCCTGAAGTTGAATCCGAACCAACACCAACATCTGTCACAGGTCGAGTTCTTCAACGGCTGAGAATAGTTTTCCCTCAGACAAGAACTACAAATGAACTTGTTGACGACCCAGTATTAGAGGGAAAACCTGCTGCTGTTAGGAAGTCTGTTCAACGATTAGCTAAGAGAGGATTGATTGAAGCAGTCTCTAACGATCCAATAGAATATAAAGCTGTCCTCGCACGGGGAGAGGGTCAAAAAACTGTCCTATCTCCTCAAAATCCAGTGTTGGAACGGGATTAGGCATGGGACACAGGCATAGGACAACGCAAAAGTGTCCTATTGCCTTGATGAATGGGACACATTACAAATGTCCTACAGGTATGTCCTATACCTAAACGCTGTACTGGAACGGGTTCTGCCCAAATAGGACACTTTTCTTTATATCCCCACGCACGAGGCACATGACTGCTATTACTTTCTATCAACATTCAGACAACTCAGCTCCTATGGCTCTTGTCAGATATTCCATTGTTGGTGGTGACAATAAAATTACTGACGTTCAAGAATTAAGATATGAGTACACAAAAGCTCACTTATCTGAGTTGCAAGAAGAGATTACGACTGCAATTGAATGCGATATTGAAGTTTTAATTTACACAAGACGCAATTTAGAAGATTTCCCAGAATTAAATGCGTACTTGGAATCATTAGGCTATTATAGTAAAAATTAATAACAAACAATTATATGAGCGAAAAAAGTAAAGGTCATGGAAATCGAAAACATTTGCAAGTTTTAGTCGCTCCAAACAGAGCAAAACTATTTGAAAACTATGCAATTAATGTTTTAAAGAAAAAACCAAGTGCTTTGCTTAGAGATATTCTTTATGACTTTCTAAGCAAAAGCATTCCTCCTCAAGAATATGAAGAAGCACGAATTTTAGACGATGAAGATTGGAAACAATCTGTTCAAAACAGATTAGAAGGAAGAGCTATTGCAAAAATAGTCAGTAACATCAGGAAATCAAATATTACTGGAGATTTTGAAGACGATGAAACGCTTCTTTGATTTTTTTGGATCGTTTTTCGTTTACAAAAGTCCTGAACCATATCAAGGTTTTGCAAGATTTCTTGAAACTTTACCTTCAAGAGAATTAAAAGCTTTAGCCGAAACACAAGCTCATTACAGCAAAAAAAGACTTGTACAAATTTATTTACTAAAAAACAATTATGACAACAAGTTCAACAACTCCAAAATTCAAACTAAATGATCAAGTAAATAAGAAAAAAAATACAGGAGTATATCTTTCTATAGGAGGTGCTGTTGGAACGGTTATAGAGATAAAAGAGAAGTATAATGTCAGAGGTCGAATTTGTTATTACTACGATGTTAAATGGCCTGATGGAAGAAGATCAGAACATGCTCAACATATACTTGTTCCAGCTCCTTAATTAACGCTATATTTAAACGGTCTGTATAGACAACAAAACCTCCTGCAATGGGGAATACAGGAGGCTTTGTTTTTTCTTTTTCTCTGAAGCAA